ACATCCTGAACGTGAACACCGCTTCTCCAGTCCCCGGCCCGATCGCCGGCGCCGGACTGCCCGGCCTGATCTTCGCGACCGGTGGGCTGCTCGCGTGGTGGCGCAAGCGCCGTCAGCAGGCAGCGTAGCGCCGCAGCCCGGATGAGCGCAGCGATATCCGGGACAATCGTTCGCGGATTTCGCGGCCTTGCAGGCCGCTCATCCGGGCTACGCTCCGCTTTGCCCCCGAAGGCGACATTCTTCAGGTGCGCTACAAAGCGATACCTTATCTCGGCAGGCATCTCAGCTGCGTTCGCGCGGCGCTCGACGCGGACCAGCATCGGACGCGCCGGAGCGCTTGCCGGTCGTCACCGCCTCGCCGGCGAAGCGTTGTGCCTCGCGGCCAAAGCGGGCACAAAACGTGTAGGTGTCAGACCAAAAGCCAATCGTGGTTGATTGCTTGGCCGCTGATCTCGGGCTCGGGCGGATTTATCAGTCCTTGGACGAAGCGGCTGACCTCGTGACCAATGTTGTCGGGATCGGGGGGATTTATCAGTCCTTGGACGAAGCCGCTGACCAAATGACCAATGTTGTCGGGCTCGGGCGGACTTATCAGTCCTTGGACGAAGCCGCTGACCAAATGACCAATGTTGTCCGGCTCGGGCGGCTGCGTCAGTCCTTGGACGAAGCGGCTGACCTCGTGACCAATGTTTTCGGGCTCGGGCGGCTGCTGCGGCATTGCGGTGTCTCCTCATCGGTGACCCCCGCCCCACCTGGAGGGTAGCAATTTTGCAGATGGCCCGGAAGCCCGAGGTCCGAAGACTGTTGAGTCCGCGCCAGCCTAAAGACTGCTGTCGGGGGACGGCTGGGCTGCAATGTCTCCCGCATAGCGCTCCGAGGCCCGTGGTTTGGACGCCATGGGGCCTCTCCTTGGACGTCTTAACGAGCCGGCCGTCCGGGCTATACTCGGTTCTTTTTCCGCCGCCGCCCTCACCTCCCCCGCCCCGCCCGCTGGAAGCCGTAGTCGTCTTCCTTGCGGAAAGTCGGCTTGGCCATCTGGCCGATCGCGAACACCGCGGCCTGCTGGCCGCACAGGAACACTGGCTCGACCCGCGCCGAGGCCGCGCCCGCGGTCTTCAGCGTGGTCCAGATGCTGGTGACGAACGACGAGATTTCCGGCACCTGGCGGACGATCACGCCGTCGTAGATCTGGTCGCCGTCCTGGAATAGCGGGTTCTTCTCGTAGCCGTTTTGCTCGCGCGGGCGCGCGTCCTTGTTGACAGTCTCGAGCGAGGCTTTGAGATCGCGGAACGTGTTGAGGCCGGCGAAGGCGACGTAATACTCGTAGCCGTCGCGGGTCTTGAACGGCCGGATCTTCGGGTTGGCGCCCATGGCGATGCGCTTGAGCAGCGCGAGGTTCGGTGCTGTCAGCTTGTCGTTGGTGGTGTCGCAGTTGGCCAACGCCGTGGCATGGGTGGCGTTGAAATTCGAGGTGGCGTTGCCGTACAGCACCCGATCGGAATTGTCGGCATTCCAGGTGTTGCGCTGCGCCGCCGTGGCCTCGTCGTAAAGGATGCCGTTGACGCGCTGGCCTGACGCGGTGCCGAGGTTGTTCGGCGCCGATTCCGACGGCAGCGCCATCAACGCGGCGATGGTCTCGTCACGCTGCAGCTCCTTGATCCAGTCGGAGAGCAGCGGCTTGGCCGCGCCGAAGATCTCGGCGGAGTCCTTCTGCTGCTCGGCCTTGTTGGTGACAATGGCGTGGCGTGCCCAGTCGAGCCAGACCCGCATGCCGTAGTTGTCGATCTTCTCCTCGTTGCCGGCCAGCGTGCCGGAACCGGTGCCGGTGCCGGCGAGACGGGTGACCAGCGGGATGTTCATCTGCTCGCCGCCGTTCTTCAGGTCGAAGCGGCGACGGATGATCGAAGTTACGTCCTCGCCCATGTAGGGCGAGAACAGGCTTTCCCGCACGAACTCGCGGTTGATCTCTTGCGTGTACTTGATGAGCTTGTTGGAGCTCTGAACGGTGGTGACGGCCATGGCCGTGGTCCTTTCGTGATGCCACCGCGAGCCCAACAAAAAGCCCGCCGTGCGGCGGGCCGTCGGTCAAGCTGGCGCGGCTGGGGTTAAAGCATGATCCCGAAAAGTGGGAACCGGTTTTCGGGAAGGATCATGCTCAAACAAAAGAAAGATCGGGATGACCGTTCGAAGAAGCGTCATCCCGATCGGGTGGCGAAGCGGTAGAGGTCTGCGTCGCTGCCGTCGCCGTCGTCGGCGCCAATGGGGGCCGCCGAGGGAACGCGCGACAGCGACGGCGGCAACTGCACCAGCGGGGCGGCACGGCCGCCCGCCGGATGCGAAGGCGCGGCAACCGCGCCGCGAATGCGCTCCAGCATCCGCGCCTGCTCGGCCGGATCCTTGAGGCGCTGCTCAAGCTCGCTCTCGAACCAGGCCTTCGGATCGTCGCCGACCGTCTGCCTCGCCAGATGCTGCTTGTGCCATTTGACCAACTCGCCGAACGGGTGCGGCGACGCCATGATGCGGGCGAAGTCGTAACGGGCCGCACCGGCCTGCATCTGCCGGTCGAGCTCGTCGTACGCCGCCTGCACCGCGTCCTCGCCGTACTTGTCGGTCGCGATCAGCCGCGAGAAGCCTTCTCGCATCTGGCCGAGCTCGGCGCCAACTTGCTGACGGACCGGCTCGACCTTGGTACGAATGAAGGCGTCCGGATCGACGAACAGATCCGGAGCCGCCTGCGGCGCGCGCAGCGCATTGAGCTGCGACGCCACGGCGTGGAACTGACGCTCCAGCGCCTGGACGTGCCGCTCCATGTCGTTGGCACGCCGCACGGCGGCTTCGCGCTGCTCGCGCAATTCGCGTGCGCGCCAGGACGGGATTGAAGCGTCCTGGTGCGGTTGCGGTTGCGCGGGGGCTTGCGACTGGTCTTGCGACTCACGTTGCGTCTCGGCCGGCTGCTGTGTCGGCGCAGCGTCCGCGTCGTTGGCCTTTGACGCAAAGCGGCCGCGCGGATCGCGCGGCGGTTGGTCGTCCGCTAGCTCGGGCGTCTCGCTCTCGGCGGTGGCGGCCTCGAACAATACGGCATCGTTGAGCGGGTCGTTGAGAGAATCGTTCGACTGGGCTTGGGTCTCATGTTCGTTCACGGTGGTCATCCTTTCGCACCTGTTTCGTCGGTGGCTGACGTGTTGCTGCGATCTCGCTCGCAGCGGGCGTTCCGGTCGTGTCGTCGGCCGGGGACGAATTTCGTGGTTCGTGACTGAGCGGTCAGAACATCGCCGACAGCTTGCCGGCCTGGGCGCGCTTGTGCGCGGCGCTGGCGCGGGTTTCGTCGATGTCGGCAAGCGCCTGGGCGAGCTGAAGATCGGGCGGCAGCTCGAAGTGTGATGGTGGCGCTGGCGCTGGCTCTGAGACAAGTGGCGGCATCATCGGAGCGCCAGGAACAGGCGGCATGGGCATTGGCGGCACGGGCGTCGGCCCGCTCGGCATCGGTGCGCCCGGTGGCATCGGTATCGGCGCGCCTGGCGTATTTGGCGCGATCATCGCCGGCGCATCCGGCGGCATCGCCGGAGCCTCGGCGCGAGCGCGGGCGACGTTCAGCAGGGTCTTCGACTGCGTCTCGCCGACCTTGGCGGCGGCGCCTTCGAGCGCCAGCGCCCGGCTGCGATCGGCCAGTGGGTCGGGCGCCTCGAGCATGGCCAGGACCTTGCGCTTGACCGAGCCGGCGAGCGGCGACAGCTCGATCAGCACCTGCGGCGGGATGCGCGCGCCCTGGCCGGCCAGCGCGGTCAGCGTGTCGTAGGCGTCGGCCATCAGGTTGATGTGGTCGGGGCCCTCGTCGAGGATGATGTCGACGTCGAGCTCGCCAACGGCGTTGAGCAGCGCCGGCGCGCCGGTGCGCGGATCGATCGCCATGCCGTTGAGCCGCACGAACTGCGCCACGTCCTCGTCGTCGGTGACGCGGATCCAGCGCTCGTCCCGCCAGTGCTGCCGCACCGCGTTCCACAGCGCGCGATAGACCCGGATCTTCCAGCCGCGGTAGCCCAGGAAATAAGGCCCAAGCTCGGCGATGCCGGCCTGCTGCATCAGCGCGATCGCCCGGCCCGACTTGTTCTCGATGCCCTGCCCGATCAGCGCCGGGTTCGGCCCGAAATTCTCGATCTCGGCCTTGGCGTCCTCGAGGAAGCGGAGCTGACCCTCGACATTGGCGAGCCGCGCCGAGTCGTCGAACTCGGCGGAGAAGCCCGGATTGCGCAGCACCATTCCGTCGGGCCGCGCCGCTTCGCGTCGCGCCAGCTCGACGTCGTCGAACGCGCCATGTTCGCCAATGATGCGCCGCGTGTTCAGCTCGTGCAGGCCCTTGGAGCGGCGCTGGTTGATCTCGTCCTGCGCCGACTTCAGATTGCGCACGAAGCCGTAGCGGTCGCCGTCGTGATCGACCGCGCCGGAGAACATGATGTACTTGCTGATGGTGCGGCCCTTTTCGTCGGTAAACGGCGAGCGGCCCTCAGCGAGCTTGCCGGCGCCGGTGAACAGGCACCAGCACCACTCGCCGTTATGGCGGTACCAGAGATCGACCAGCCGCACCCGGCGGATGTCGCCGTCGGCCGAAAACCACTTGTTGTCGCGGTCGGAGTTGCTGGTGAGCTCGTTGCCGTGATCGGCGGCGCTGTCAAGCGCATCGGCCTTGTCGGGCACCAGCTCCTTGGCGGTGTCCAGATCGGTCCACTTGCCGGTGCCGAGAAACCGCGCGTCGGAAAAATCCAGCCGGAACGAGCGCGGGTCATAGAAAAAGCCGTCGCTCTCGACCACGTCGAACTCGATGTCGGCATCGCCGGCTTGCCGAGGTGTCCGCGCCGGATCCTCGCTTCGCTGCTCAAGAAATACTCGCGCCGGATCCTCGCTTCGCTCGGCGGCGCCAGGTGCGGCGCTGAGCGAAGTGCTGGGCGCGGCACGGGCGGGGCCCGCGGGCACCAGGTTCAATTCGATGCCGCCAATGCCATCCACCGCGGCGCTCTCGGCCACCACCGGTGATTTCGCCTTCCAGTCCTGTTGGTCGAGCACGAAGTTCAGCACCGCGGTGGCAAGCTCGGCGCCGCGCTCGTGGCGCGGCGTGCGCGGATAAGCCTTGGGGTCTTGGCGCAGCCGTTCGACCAGGCCGATGATGCCGTCGATCTTGCGTCCGATGCGGTTGTAGGTGACCACCGGCTGCTTGCGCTTGTTCAGCACCTCGATCTGCGCCGCGGTCCAATGCGCGGCGTGACGATAGCGCCGGGCGTCCTGCTGCTCGTCGATCTCGGCGCGCTTGGCGCCAAGATAATCGAGATACGCTCGCTTGCAGCGCGCGAGCGACCAATATCCGGCGTCATCCTTTGCATCCGGGGCGGGTTGCGGCCCGGACATCGGCGCGCCGCCGGGGATGTAATCGGTGCGGGGCATTGCAGCTCTCACGGTCAAAGTGATTTGCATCAGAACCTGTGGTACGCGGCTTCGATCAATACGCCTTCCAGTCGCCAGGCTCGGCGTCGGTGTGCGCGGCGCGATAGCCGCTCGCGGTGGCGCGCTGCGCCGGCTCGGCCTGAGCGCGCAGCCACGGCCGCGACATGCAGGCGTAACGGCACTCGTCGGCGATGTGATCCTCGGCAGAGCTGTCGAGATCCTCGGGCCGCTCCATGTCGTGCTGCAACTGCGGCACGGTGCGGATGAAATCTCGGCAGGTCGAGAACACGAACAGCATCGGCGCCGGTTGGCGCTCGAACTCGGCGAGCGCTGGCGAAGCGCCGCCAGCTCCCGGCTCGCGAACAGCTCTCGAGTCCCGCGCCACCCTCACCTCGCCGGCCAGTCGCGCCCGCATCATGTCCCAGCCGCCGAGCGCGCCGCGTTGCGACACCCGCTTGTTATCGGCCGCTCGGAACCGGCCCTGCTTCAGCCGGCCGTTGACGCGCTCGGCAATCGAAGGCCCGCCATCCT